TTGTAGAAGCTATTGGACCACAGGTTCAAGTAACTTCTGGAGACGTTTCAGTTGTTTACCAAGGCGACGTAATCTTAGGTCGTCTAGCTATGGGTGCGGATTACCTCAACCCTGCTGCATGCGTCGAGCTAGTCGCTGGTGCTGCTGCTGGTTCATCTGGTAACGCTGCATTCTAATGCACATTATACGGAGGGCTTCGGTCCTCCTTTTCTTATTTTTTAATTATGCCTTTTCCAACCACTAATGCGGTCAAAGAATTACCCGCTATAAATCAAATATTATCCACATGTGGTCAGGCTCCTGTAACCACTCTAGATCAAACCAACCCGGACGTTGCGATTGCTTATGATACGTTACTACAGGTGACTCGTGAGGTTCAAGCAGAAGGTTGGACATATAACAAAGAGTTTCACTACTTGTTTACACCGTCTGCAGATACCGCTACACTTAACCAGATACTAATACCTAACAATGTACTACAGTTAAAGCTGTCTAAAAATAGTGCTAACATGGAGTATGATGGTATACGTAGACAAGGTAAATTATACGATAGAATACACCACAGATACACATGGGAAGATCATCCTAGTGGAGTAGAGTGTGATGTTGTATGGGAGTTTGACTGGGTAGATTTACCAGAACCAATACAAAACAGTATAGTTGCTAGAGCTGCTACTATTGTGTCCCAGAGAATTGTGGGAGATACACAACAGTACGAAATGTTACAGCAACAAGAAGCGTACGCTAGAGCCTTAGCTATGGAGTACGAAACACAACAAGGACAGTTCACTATATTTGGACACCCTTACGACAAAACTAATTCCTACCCAGCTTATCAACCTTTCCATGCTTTAATGAGATGACAGCAGTAACTCAACGAATTGACAACTACCTCGGAGGAGTATCTAGACAATCTGATGACAAGAAACTTCCCGGTCAAGTCCGAGAGTGTCTGAATGCTTATCCTGATCCTACTTTTGGTTTAACTAAAAGAACAGGATTTAAATGGATTAAGAATCTAGGTACAGGAACTACATATGATGGTGGTAAATGGTTTTACATAGCCAGAACTGCAGACGAAAGATATATAGGAGTCATTACTCCAAAACCTAACAGTGGATATGGTGGCATATCTATCTGGAACGTAGACGGTACAGTATGTACTGTTAACATGGATACAAGTACAGCTGTAAATGCTGTAAACTACCTTACAGGTGCTCGCACAAACTACGCTATACTAACTGTACAAGATACATCAGTTATTGTAAACAACTTACAAATTGTAGCTAAACAACCTGACCCTAACTTTGTTGCTAATACACGTGCTACACTGGTACTTAGTGACACTGCTGTCAGCTCTACATACAGCGTAACAATGAACGCTGGAGGTGGTGCATCAGACCAAACATTTACAACAACTACAAGTAGCAGTGAAACTTATGATGGTTTGCTCACAACACTTAAGAATGGTATAGATGCGTTTAGTATCTCAGGATTAACAGTTACCAAGTTTCTAGGTACACTAGAGTTAAGTAGAGTAGTGAGTGGTACACGTACTTCATTTGCTATTGCCTGTCAAGGTGGACCGGCTAACAACAAGCTAGCTGTATTCCAAGATCAGGTAGACAACGTAGCACAGTTACCTATACAGTCTTTCCAAGATCACGTTGTAAAAGTTATTAATACTTCATCTGCTAACGATACTTACTATGCTAAGTTTGTAGCTGACAACGGTGTGTCTGGTCCCGGATTCTGGCAAGAAACACGTGACCCTAGCAAATCTGCAGGGCTCGATGCTTCTACCATGCCACACGAGCTAGTTAACACATCACTAAATAACTTTACTTTTAAACAATTTGATTGGGTAGATAGAGAAGTAGGAGACGACGTAACAAACGCTCATCCTAGTTTTGTAGGTCACAAGATACAAGAAGCATTCTTTCATAATAACAGACTAGGTTTCTTATCTAACGATAACGTATCTATGAGTCAGGCTGCTAAGTATTTTAATTTTTATCATACTTCAGCTCAGTTAATTACAGATGCTGACCCTATAGATCTTAGTGCATCTACGATACGACCAGCCAACTTACATGCAATTATACCTAGTACTCAGGGTCTTGTACTATTCAGTAAAAACCAGCAGTTCTTACTTACATCTGCGGACGGTGTACTCACACCCGGTTCAGCTACTATACGTCCTATTTCTAACTATGAAGTAGACATTCTAGTTGACCCAGTTGACATGGGTACTAACATTAATTTTATTAGTAAAACACCAAGTTACACACGTATCTTTGGTATGATTACTAGAGGACAGGACGAGAACCCACAGGTACTTGATATAGGACGTGTGGTAAATGAATGGATACCACAGACTATAGACACGCTAATAGCTAGTCCTCAGAACCAGTTTATAGCTATGTCTGATCAGGACAATAAAGAGGTTTATTTCTATCGTACATATAATGATGGTAAAGAAACTATTGTTCAGTCTTGGTTTAGCTGGGAACTCCCCGGCACAGTACAGTCTATACAAATTGACTCTGATGACTTCTTAGCAGTAACTAAACAGGGCAACCAGTTTACATTATCTAAAGTTAGTCTTAGTCAGAGTCCAGAAGACGCAGTTATCGTAAATAATGATGGACAAAAAATCAACCCTTGCATTGACTTATATGCTGCACCTAGCTCAGTGGCTTATGATAGCACAGGCAACTTTACTAAGTGTTATATACCTTGGGCTAATGTTACAGGATTATCTCCAGTACTTATAATTAAGGGTACAACAGCTACAGGTCAATTTATTGAATCTGGTTTTACTGTTTCACCTACGATTGCAAGTGATGGTACAGGTACATATTTTAAAGTACCACTTAAAAACTTAACAAGTATAGCTAGTGATATTATTATTGGCTGGAAGTTTGACTTTAATGTTTTACTAGGTAAGACATATATGTACCTAGATGACAACATGTCTAAGACTGACTTTACTGCTAACCTTACAATAGCTCGTATGAAGTTTGCTGTAGGTCTATCAGGAGTCATGGGCTTTAAGCTTAAGTCTAAAGGTATACGACAAGGTAAAAGAGAATATACAGGAGACGGATCTACTACAGCATTTAGCTGGAATGAAGATGATATATCTTACATAGATTCAGACCAAGTAAAAGTAAAGTTGGATGGTGTTGTGACCACAGCTTTTACTGTAACTAATAACACAACAATTACATTTAACAGTGCACCAGCTAATGGTGTAGCAATACTTATTTATTTAGATGAGTGGTACAGTTTACATCCTGTTGTCGAAGCAGACAACTATTTAGCTAACGATATAGCTTTAACAGGAGAGACTGTATTCTCATTACCAATACATCAAAAAACACAGAACTTCCAATTAAGATTATTTAATGATTCTCCATTTCCCGTGGCATTAAACTCTATGATGTGGGAAGGACAATACTCACCAAAATTTTATAGGAGGGCATAAATGGCCGGAGGTGTTATTACAGCCGCTGTGATAGGCGGTGGTGTTAATCTTGTAGGAGGAATTATTGGTGGAAACAAAGCTGCTAACGCTGCTGCTGCTCAGGCAGATAGGCAGAATGAAGCAACGATTCGCCAATATGAATATGATATAAAGAAATGGGATCTCGATAAAGAGATGATTAAGAGCAATCGAAATCATGCCTTTGAGGAGATTGCAGCTAAAGCTGTTAATGATGGTCGCACAGCTGACTATCGTGATGCAGCTGCAGCACAACAATATAACTATTCACTTCAGATCCGCAACAGAGAACAGCAATCTAATGAAGATCAGTTTGCAAGATCAGAAGAAATATATATGACACAGATGGGCTTAAATGCTCAATCTGCTGAGACTGCTAGAGAAAATGAATACAGGCAGTTAGAAGAGATACACACAGAAATGGCATTCGATAGACAGGATGCTTATTTACAAGGACTAATCGCTGAAGGCAAACTACGAGCTAGAGGTGTTACAGGTCGAAGTGCTATGAAAGGATACCAAGCTACAGCTGCTGACTTTGGTCGACAGATAGCACAGCTCAATGAATCCTTTGCAAGTGCTGGACGTAACACACGAGCAGTATTAGAAGAGATAGCAACAGATAGAGCATCAGCTGACTTAGCTGCCTACGCTCAACGTATGCTAGATCCCGGTGTATTACCAATGCC